TCGCCGATGAAATTGGCGTTGGTGAAATTGTGGGTCACCCCCGTCGTATCCTCCAGGAAGGAAATCGGATAGGGGCCGCCCTTCAGGATCGTATCCCAGGGCTGCGGCATCGAAGGATTCGAGCCGCCCGGCGACGAATCCTCGAATTCGCACTCGGCCCGGTAGCCCTTCATGGTCGCGGTGCGCGACACCGTGCCGTCGTTGTTGGGCAACGGCTCCCATTTCATATTGGTCGGGTCGATCTTGACATGCCCGCGCATGACGATCGGCGTCCCGGCATAGGTGAAGCGGACGATGCCGCCGAAACTCGCCATAGCAAACTCCAAACCCTAATGAGAGAGACGAGCCCGCGCCCTCACGCCGCCGCCGGCAGCTCGGACGCCGACACGTAGATCGTCGCGTTGGCCGCGATGATGTCGAGCGGCGCGACCATCACCATCGGCGCGTAGACGTCGACGCGGTTCGGGTTGGTCGCGTTGCGCACGCAGGCGATGTTGGCGGCGAATTGCTGGACGTCGTCCGTCACGCCCTGCAGGTTGAGCTGGGAATAGGCGTTGACGATCGTCGCCGCGATATCCTTCGTCGTCGTCGCCGAGAGCAGCGATCCCGGATTGGAATCCATGATCGATTTGTTGCCCTGCTGCACCGCGAGCTGCGCGCGGATGTAGAGCAGCGAGCCCGAGACCTGGAACAGTTTCTGCAGGTCGCGGAACGTGATGTCGTTCTGCCCCTGCGCGCCGGTCTGATAGGTGGTGATCAGCTTGTCGATCGCCACCTGCCCCGCCGCATTGACCTTCCACGTCGAGACGCCCGAGGTCAGCAGGGAGTTGCGCGTCGCCCATTGCGGCCAGTTCGATTGACTGTAGGGCGCGCCGACGCCCTGCACCACGATGCCGGTCTGGTTGCGCGACACGTTGCCGGTGGTGAGGTCGAACAGCCAGACCGAGGTCGCCGCCGCGAAAGCCGCCGCATTGGCCCAATCCGGGGTTTGAAAAGTCCCGGTCGGCAGCAGCGTGAGATGCTTGTCGTTGAGCGACAGGCCGAGCGTGGTCCAGGACGACAGATTGCCGTTGGCGGCGGTGAACACATGCCCGTAGCTCTGCCGGTTCCAGGCCCAGCGGCCCGAAACGTCGTTGGTCAGCGCGTAATAGGCCGCGGTGCTGACCGAATCGCTCCAGGGCGAGACGATCATGTCGGCGGGTTGGTCGCCCAGCGCCGCCAGAGCCGAGGTGAGCACCGGAACGCCCGTGCCGGCCGTGCCGACCGCGAGCGTGAACGTGCTGGAATTCAGCACATTGCCCTGAATGTTGGGCGGCAGATAGATGTTGATCGAATTGTAGATCGAGCCGGCCGCCCGCGCGGTCAGCGTCAAGACGCCGGCCGACGAACTGGCGGTGACCGCCAGCGCCTTGCCGGTGAGTTGGTTGTAATAGCCGGTCACGGCGGAGGCGAGCGAAGCGGCGATCGTGGTCGGCGTATCGCTGGGCCCGACCGGAACCGAGATCGTTTCGCCTTCCACCTGGAATTGCGCCACGCCCGTCGCGGTTCCCCACGAGGTCAGCGTGATGTTCCAGGTCGCATGCGCGGTGGCGGGCGAGCCCACCGCGACGGCCCAGATCGGCAGGGCCGGCCCGTTCATCAACGCGACGCGCACCATTTCGCGCAACATCGAGTTCGGGCCGAACAGAGCGTCGGCCTGCCCCTGCGAGCCGACGATCGGGTAAGGAACGTTGGAGACGGCCGAGCCCGTGCCGTCGGGATGGCCGATCAGCACGAAGCGCTGTTTCGCCTCGTAGGCGCCGCCGGAATTGACCTCGAACGCGAAGATCGGCGCGACGATCCCGGAGCCCGGAATCGTGTTGAAAAACGGGGTGACCGTCATGACGAGACCTCAGCTCAAGCGGAAAAGGCGGTTTCGGGCGCGGCAGGCGCAGCGGGCTCGGCCGGCGCGTCCTCTTTCGCGAACTTGGCGCGCAGCGCGTCGAGCGCCGGGTTGATCTTCGCGTAGGTTCTGAGGCCCGCGATCGCGGCGGCGATTTCTTTCGTCCGCGCCTCGTCCTCGACCAGCGAGCCGTCGGCCAGCGCATAGAGCCAGAACGGCCCGAGCCGCGCGTCGGTGATTTCGACGATCTGCCCCTGAGCCGGGAACAGGCCCTGGCCGTGCACGGGCAGGCGATGCTCGGCATTGCCGAGCCGCGCGAAGCGAAAGTCCATGGGAATCTCCAAGAAAGCCGGAGCGCTTACTCGCGCAGGTAGGGCGGGTTCGGGTCGTAGGGCTTCGACGGGTCCGGCGCGGGGATCACGGCGTTGGCCACGATGTTGGTCTGCAGCGCGTCGTCGGCGAGCTCGCCGGGGATCGGCGGCGGCGCCGCGGCGGCGTCCGCCGCGCTGGGGAACAATTGCCCGGCGATGCCGACGCTCTGCAGCGGCTCGGCGACGGGCCCTTGCGAAATCATCTCGGCGACCTTTTGCGCCAGTTGATGGCCGCTGGAGGCCCGGTCGAGGCCTTCGGCGACGCTGCGCAGCGGCCTGGGCAGCGCCGCGAGGCCGATCGGCGTGACGGGCGCCGCGAAGGGCGGCCATTCGTCCTGTCGGATGCGGAAATGAAACCGCGTCGTGCGCCGCGCCACTTTCGTGGCGCGATCCGGCGAGCGGTCCGGAAAGGATTTGATCTCGCGCAGCTCGATCACGACACGGCGCATCAAATCATTGCTCTGCGTGACGTTGCGCGGGTCGAACTGCCGCCGGATCTGCCCGTCGAGCGTATCGATCAGCGCTTCGTTGACCGCGTCGAGCGAAGCGACGTTGATCGCCGTCCTGAGCTCCACCTGACCGTCAGGCCCGGTCACCTCGGTCTCGTCGACGCTGGCGATGATCAGCTCGGCGACGAGGTCGACCAGCTCCCATTGCGGCGGCGTCGGCGGCCCGTCGGGCGGATCGGTGGCATGATCCTCGGTGTAGAGGACCACCACCGGCGCATTGTCCAGTTGGTCGAAGAACGCCGCCGCCTCGTCGGCGTTGACGATCGGGTCGAGCCGGGAATCGTAGACGTTCTTGCCCGCGATGGTCGGCCAGGCCTGCGTGGCGAGCGCCGCATAGGGCGCGAGCGCCTCTGCAGCCGCGAGCCTGAGCGCCATGCGGGCCAGGCTCATCGGATGCGGTTGACCTTCAACACAACCACGTCGGACGTGGTCACGTGGCGGGAGAGCACCCGGTAAGTCGCGCCGTCCTTTTCGCGCCGCATCAGATCGCCCTTGCCGACAAAGACAGGCGCGCCGTCCGCGCCGGTCAGGCCGGCCGCGACGCCGGGCGAAATTTCGATGTAGGGCGCTGTGCTTTCGATCTGCGGCCGCTTGGCGGTGCGCGGATCGAAGGCGTTCGGGCTTTCCGGCTTCGCCGGCGCTTCCACCAGCGTGGCGACGAAACTGAGCAGAGGCCGCGCCGGATCGCGCGACGGCGCCGCATTGGCGTCCGCACCGTCAGGAACGCGCATCGGCGTGAAACAAAACAAATCGCCGAAATGTTCGTCGATGTCGCAGCCGAGCTGCGTCGCCTCGCGGAGCCACTCGGACATGGGATCAGGCCGGCGACGCGAACAAGGTCTGCGCCACGGTGAAGCGCCCCTCGAACGCCGCCTCCGCCGCACCCGTCGCCTCGAACCGGTAGCGCCAGAGGCCCGAGGCGACCGCCGCGACCGAGCCGGCATAAACGCCCGGCGAAGGATTGCTCAACGTTCCGGTCTGATCGGTCTCGGTCAGCGTCGGATCGAGCACGCGCAGCGTGACGGCCTCCGGCGTGACGGGCGCGCCGCTCGTCGGATCGACGAACGAAACGTTCATCAGGACGGTCGTTCCCGGCGTGTAGACGTTCACTGGGCTGCCCCCGAGCGAAACAACAGCGGCGGCGTCCGAGCCGCACGCCGCGGCGGCGAGGCTCACTTCGCGTTGAGTTTCGAGAGCTGCGCCGCGATCAACTGCTGCTGCATTTCGAGGTTTTCGAGCCGCACCTTGGCGGACTTCCTCTCGACCTCTTCCTCGAGCCGCTGCTTGTCATGCGGCGGCGAGACCATGGCGGCGAGCGCGGTCGGCAGGGCGCGCTTCTTCGGGTCGCCGCGATACAGGTCGGCGTTCGCCGGCGCCACGCTGACGCCGGGCCGCTTGAGCAGCCGATTGGCGATGTCGTCGGGAAAACCCATCACCTCGCCCGGGCGGAACTCGACGGCTTCGCCCGGCCCGAGCCCGACGGTGAAACCGTTGTTGGTCATCAGATCTTTGGTCATCGGCTCTGCCTCAATAGACGACGTTGGCGGCGAAGCTGGCGTTGACCCAGCCGGCGACCGGCAGCGGCGCCGATTGCGTCATCAGATTGGTGACGGCCGGATCCTCTTCCACCCACATCTTGGGGAAGCGCGCCAGAGCGCGCCAAGCGGCCTTCGGATCCTGAATCGCGCCGTAGCACTTCGTGCCTTGGATGCCCGACGGCGACACCAGAATGCAGGTGCCCGCGGGCAGCATGGATTGCACGTTGCCGGCGCCATCGGTGTAGAGCTGATTGTAGACGAACACCAGGAACTCGCCGATCTGGCCGAGGAATTTCACCTCTTCGCCGATCGCGCCGGCGAGCACGCCGGCCAGATTGAGATTGCCGATCCGGAAGTTGCTGTTGTCGGCCCCGGTCGGGGTATTGACGCGGTTGTTGAGGATCGTCTGCACGCCGGAATCGTTGATGAACAATTGCTCGGCGACGGGATCGAGGATCACCACATTGCAATTGTAGCCGGAATCCTGCATCGCGACCTGGTTCCAGGAACGCAGGTTCGCCAGCGCCGACACGCCGGACTGTCCCCAGGCGTTGGCGCCGGTCAGCTGCACGGTATGGCTCGAATTGCGGCCATAAGAGATTTGCTGCGTCGGATAATCGTCGCCCTCGACGGTCAGGCCGCCGGTCAGCAGGATCTGCGCGGCGTAGAATTCCTCGCGCCGCGTGATCTGCCGCTCTTGCTCGGCGAGCAGATTGGCGACCGCCAGTTGATAGCGCTGCTCGGGCGTCATGCTGCCGAGCAGCCGCTCGCCGGGCAGGCGCGCGAGCGGCCGCGACGGGTCGACGACGCTCTTGGGCTTGACGTACGCCGGCAGGAAATCCTCGGTGGTGTAGCCGGCCGATTTCATCACTTTGCCTTCGACCACCGGCGACACGACGGGAGCGAGCCTGCGCGAGCGGTCGACCTTGTCGAACGCGATCTTCTGCGTATCGAAAGTCATGGTCGGCCCGAAGCAGAGATCGAGAATGAAGGGCCGCGGAATATCGACAATTCCATAAGCGCCGAGCAAATATTCGGTCGTGTAAACCCAGGACATGAGAGAATCCTTTGCCGGCTCTGACGCCTGGCGAAAATGAGGAAGGGAAGCGCGGGCGCTTTAAGCCGCCGTGCCGACGCCGCGGACGAAGAAGTTGCGGTTGTTGGCGATCAGCGCCTGGTTGAGCGTGTCCAGGGTCCACGAGGAATCGATGGTCATCTGCTCGTAGGCGAATTCGCCGGTGAACCACGCCGCCGTGGTGATCGCGCCGCCCGACGTATCGGTCTGCACGGCGAGCACGCAGGTGGGAACCTGCGAGCCGTCGGTCGCGGTCGCGACGCATTGTTTGAAGGTGTTGAGGCTCGTCACCGTGATGGTGAACGAGTCGCCCGCGGCGAAAGCCGTGCCGCCCGCGGCCAAGGTGAAGGCGATCTGGTTGGAGAACGCCACGCCGGTGGAACCGGCCCCGACAGGGTTGCCGTAGGGGTCGTTGACCTGGAACGTGGTCGGCGCGGTCATGACGAGCGAATAGCCGCCGATCTGCGCGCCGCTGATCGCCGCGGGCGAGGCCAGCGTCAGAGTTCCGTTGCCGGTATTGCCCGAGGTCGCCGAAGACGAGACGGAATAGATCGACTCGGCCACGGTCACATAGAACGTGTCGCCCGAAGCGAAGGCCGTGCCGCCCGCCGCATTGGTGAACTTGATCTGCGT